CATATTCAGCGCTTATCTGATTCTACTTATCTGCCCGGTTAAAAATGGGGGGATTACCCAGGTAGCCCAGTCAAGGTGCTCAATGGTGGTTCTGGAAAGTCGCAGGTGAGCCAGCGACAGTTCTTCTTCGATGCGCAGCAGGTTAAGGCGTGGTGCACTGGTAGTTGTGGTGCCAAAAGTATGATCGGCCACCTTGCCACCAAAAGCCTGTTTCTGCAGGTAGAAGAAGCGGGCCGCCCGTTGAATGTCGGTCAGTGTTTCTTCCGGGGTATCCTTCATCCAGCGGTATATCTGGCGACTGACCAGCGCCCATCTGAACTGCCGGACAAACTCATCAAGGTGATGCTTGATCACCCGGTAGAGATTAATCAGCTCGCCGTGAATATCATTGATGACCTCAACCTTGCTGGGCTCTTTCATGAAGTACAGAGCCGCCGCGCCGCAGAACGGCTCCACGTAGCAGGTGTGTGACGGAAATAACGGAAGAATATGTCTGGCCAGGCGGCGTTTGCCCCCCATCCACGGTAATACCGGTAAAAACTGAGATTTCATATTCTGTAAGCCTTTTTCATTGAATGAAAATGCAGTAGGCTGAATCTGTCTCGCGAGACGGACTGAGCCGTGATGTGACTCACAGGAATGTGCTGTGTGTTACTGGCCTGCAGGATGTTGACGCATCCCGCAGGCCGCTCTTTCTTTGCCTTATCATCCTGACCTTTGTACCGCTGCAAATATTCTGCCCGGGGGCAAATTACTCCTCACCCCGACATACCGCACACTGACTCCTGATTTATTCAGCCTTTTGGCCTTCTTCAGGAGAAACTCATGTCACTACTTCACAAGGTCCGTCACCAGCGACTGCGCAACTGGATCATCCTTGCCGTTGCGCTGCTGGCCGCTATTGCCGTCATTTCGCCCGAACAGCTTGGCGTCACGCTGTACAAGCTGTCGCTGGTTTCTATCGCCGCCATTCTCGGCTACCACCTTGATCGTGCACTGTTTCCCTATGCCAGCCCGGGGAGTTATCTGACTGAGAACTGGAAAACCCGGGAGGCGAAGAAGCGAAGCACCGGAAATAACAGCCATTCTGATGCTCCGCCACCACTTCCTCACGGTTGCGAGGGAAGAGTGGAATTTCCGGTCTCGCACGGTTACGAGCTGATTTTTGCCGCTGTTCTGCTGCGACGGGCACTGATTGTCGCTGCGATCTGCATCGGCGTGACGATGGGGCTCTGACGATGATCCGACTCGCGCTGTCTCTCATCCTGCTTTGCCTGCTGAGTGGTTGTCACCCGGTCTTTGCGGCCAGCATTCCGGTTGAGGCCCGGCAATACCAGCGCGAGCTGACCCGCAATGCCCGCGCTGTCTGGGGGCTCAACGCTCCGGTATCCACCTTCGCCGCCCAAATCCATCAGGAATCCCAGTGGAACGCCCGCGCCCGTTCGCCGGTCGGGGCTCAGGGGCTGGCGCAGTTTATGCCCACCACCGCCAGCTGGATTGCCGGTATTTACCCTGAGCAGCTGAAAGACTATCAGCCTTACAACCCGTCGTGGTCCATGCGGGCGCTGGTGCAGTACAACCGCTGGCACTGGCAACGTATCACCGGTACCGCCAGCGACTGTGACCGCATGGCTTTTGCGCTGTCGGCCTATAACGGCGGTCTGGGCTGGGTCCAGAAAGACCGGAAGCTGGCCACCAGTCGCGGGCTGGATGCCAGTCGTTACTGGAACCAGGTCGAAAAGGTGAATGCGGGCCGCAGCGCTGCCAGCTTTCGCGAGAACCGGGGCTATCCCCTGAAAATCATCTACACCTGGCAACCGCGCTATCTGGCAGCGGGCTGGGGACCGGGAGAGTGCAATGACGTCGACTGAGTGGGTGAAGGTGATCGCCCGTTATCTGTTGTGGGGAGCGCTGATGCTGGGCTCGGTCTGGTTTATCTGGCGTCAGGGATACGAGCGCGGGGAAGCGGATGTGCGCCTTGAGGTTGCGAATCAGAAGACTCAGCAGGCCGCCGACTCCCTGAATCAGTTTATCGACGGGGCCAGGCAACTGACTGCGCAGGCGAATCAGGCCAGCAGCTTACTGGCACAGCAAATTAACGCCCGCCAGCAGGCGGATGAAAAATCCACGGAGGCCATTCGTGAGGCTCTCAAAAAGAACGCTGCCAGCCGTGCTGGTTGCAGGTTTGATGCTGACGTCATGCAGGAACTCGCCGGAGCCCGGGAGAGAGCAGCAACAGCCGCTTCCTCGGGTCTTACCCGCGAGGATGACCGTACCATGCCCTCGTCCGGTGTTTCCGGCAAGTAGCAGCATGGACGATCTCGCGGTGGCTCAGAAGCAGTTATATGACCAGTACGGCCTGTGCGCCGGTCAGCTGGTTGAAGTCATCAAGTGTGCCCAGGAGGGTAACTGTGGGAATAAATGAACTGAGATTCGACTGGGCATTTTTGCAATGGGCAGTGATGGCGGTGGTCGGTGTCTACACCTGGCTGATTGGTCGCCAGTCCGCCAGTCAGAAGGAATTGCTGGAGCTTCGCACCCGCATCACCACCGTTGAGGCGCAGATTAAATCGGTGCCAACGCAGTCGCAAATCACCGAACTCATCGCAAAACTGAGCCGTACTGAAGCCCAGATGCACGGGATGCAGGAGCAGATAGCGGCCACCTATCGTCGTACTGAAAATATCGAAGCCTATCTGCTGCAGAAGAAATAACGGAGGACCCATGAACTTTGCCAGTTTTTTGCGTGAGGACCAGCGCCTCGTCATGCTGCGTTTTTTATCCGAAATGCCGAGCTACAGCTCCAACAGTTCCGTCATTTACCAGGCACTGACCCGCTATGGTCACGCCCCCAGCCGCGATCAGATCAAATCAGAGCTGCGCTGGCTTGAAGAGCAGGGTCTGGTGACGGTTGAAGATATCGGGACGGTGCTGGTTGCCCGCCTGACCGAACGTGGCGCTGATGTGGCTGCGGGTCGGGCGATTGTGCCTGGTGTGAAGCGTCCCGGCGCGGGGGGCTGATATGGGAAGAAAGTCCACGATTCACCGTCTGGAGCCTGACGTCCGCGCCCATATCGAGCGCCGTCTGCGGGAAGACCGTATGACACTGGATGAGCTGCTGGCTGACATTCACGAACACTTCCCGGGCGAGGACGCACCCAGCCGCAGTGCGCTGGGTCGTTATAAGCAGACGTTTGGCGAAATGGTCAGTCGCATGCGCGAGCAGGATCAGATGGCCCGCCTGCTGGTGAGTGAGCTGGGAGAGAATCCCGACGAACGCGCCGGAGCCCTGATGGTTCAGGCCGTCACCACGCTCACCACCCATGCCGCCTTTACCGCTCAGCAGGAAGAAGATCCAGATATCGACACGGTGCGCCATCTCGCCCGGGCAGCAAAAGACGTTCTGCAGTCGCGTAAGGCCAGCCTCGATGAGCGCCGCGAGATTGAGCGTGCCGCCCGTGAGCGGCTGCTGCGCGAGCAGGAAGAGAACCTGAAAGAGACGGCCAGAGCGCAGGGGCTCAGCGAAGACCAGGTGCAGTTCTGGCGTGAGCGCGTGCTGGGGATCAAGTGATGAAACCATTAGCGTCCACCATCCGTACCGTCGAATGGGACGAACTTCCGGCGCGGGCCCGGGAAATCCCGTTCGGCTTCAACCCGTTTGCCGACGGCGTGCTGATGGCCCACCAGGTGGAATGCCTTAAGTATGACGTCTCTATTCTGGCTATCCCGAAAGGCCGTCGTACCGGCATCACCTTCGCGTGGGGGCTGAATTCCACTCTGATAGCCGGTGCCCAGAAAGCCGCTGGCGGCGATAACGTCTATTACATCGGCGACACCAAAGAGAAAGGGCTGGAGTTTATTGGCTACGTGGCCAAGTTCGCCCGCGTCATCGCAGCCCAGCAGGCGCAGGACGTCTCAGCGATTGAAGAGTTCCTTTTCGAAGACCAGGACGAACAGGGTAATACCCGGATGATTGCGGCCTATCGTGTCCGCTTCGCCAGCGGATTTCAGGTGGCAGCACTCTCTTCCCGCCCGGCCAACATCCGTGGTCTTCAAGGGGTCGTCATTATCGACGAAGCCGCATTCCATGCGGATGTACAGGGTGTGCTTGATGCAGCGACCGCTCTGCTTATCTGGGGGGGCCGTATTGTGGTCATCAGTTCAGAGAACGGCAAAAATAACCCGTTCCACCAGTTCTGTAAGGATATCGAAGAGGGGCGCTACGGTGACGATGCCGCCGTGTTACGTATCACCTTCGATGATGCAGTCACGAATGGCCTGTTTGAGCGGGTCTGCGCCATGAAAGGCGAAGTGGCAACCGTCGAGGGGAAAAAGACCTGGTATAACCGCATCCGTAACGCCTATGGCCCGCGTAAAGCGGCGATGCGTGAGGAGCTGGACGCCATCCCGCGTGACGGTAACGGTATCTGTATTCCCGGTGTCTGGATCGAACGGGCCATGCCGGAGGAACGGCCCGTCATCCGTCTCGCGCTGGATGATGACTTTATCCATATGACCGAGGCAGAGCGCGCGGCATGGGGTAATGACTGGATTGACAGGGAGCTGCGCCCGGTGATGGCGGAGACCCTGAACCCCGAGCAGCGTCACGTGTTTGGTATGGACTTCGCCCGCCACCGTCATTTTTCCTCCATCGTACCGATGGCCATCATGCAGAACCTGTGTCGCGACGTTCCGTTCCTGCTGGAGCTGAACAACGTGCCCTCAGCGCTGCAGCAGCAGATTTTGTTCTGGCTTATCGAGCATCTTCCCCGCCAGTCGGGCGGTGCGATGGATGCCACCGGGCCGGGAATGGTACTGGCCGAGTACACAGCTGATCGCTATGGTCGCCCGCGCATCGCCGAAATTACCCTGAACCGCAAGTGGTACGGCTTCTGGATGCCGAAATTCACCGGCCTGTTTGAGGACAGCATGATCATCCTGCCACGCGATGAGAACACGGCGCAGGATCTGCGGGCCGTGGAAAACATCGATGGCGTGCCGATGGTGGCCAGTCTGGAGAAAAAAGACCTCAAAGACCCCGAACTGGTGCGTCACGGCGATACGGCGATTGCCGGTTGTCTGGCGAACTATGCCGCCCTGAATCTGGCCACTGAGATAGCATTTGAGTCCACCGGTGAGCGCGATATTTTCCGCGTGCTGTCAGGCTTCGGCGACAGCAGCAGCGCCGGGGAATTCACTGACACCGGATTCGGTACCGTGCGTGGCATTAATGACTTTGGAGGATTCCTGTGAGTCGCAAAAAACAAAAAAGACAAATGCCATCAAAACCCTCATCCACACCGCGTCCTGAACTGGGGCGCGAGTTTGCCTCGACCGGTGACGGGCGCGATATCACCCGCCCGTGGATTGGTGCGCTGGCATTATCCGATGACAGCGTTCTGCAGCATCGCGGCGCACCTGACCTGAAGATTTACCGCGAGGTACTGAGTGACGATGAGGTCAAGTCGGCCTTCAGCCAGCGGCAGGATGCGCTGATATCCCGTGAGATTAAGGTCGAGGCCGGAGGCGAACGTCCGGTGGATATTGAGGCGGCAGATGCCATGCGCCAGCAGATAGACGCGCTGGGCTTCGACCGCATCACCCGTCTGATGCACTATGGCGTGTTCTATGGCTATGCGGTATCAGAGCTGATTTATGGTGTCCGGGATAATTTACTGTGGATTGATGACATTAAGGTCCGCGACCGTCGCCGCTTCCGTTTCAGCCCGAAAGGCGAACTGCGTCTGCTGACCCCACAGAACATGATGGCCGGTGAGCCCTGCGAGGGGCCGTATTTCTGGTCATTTTCCACCGGCGCAGATCATGATGATGAACCCTACGGTCTGGGGCTGGCGCACTGGCTGTACTGGCCGACGTTCTTCAAGCGCAACGATATCAAGTTCTGGCTGATTTTCCTGGACAAGTTCGGGATGCCGACCGTCGCCGGGAAACACCCCGAAGGGGCCACGCAGGAGCAGAAACGTAACCTGCTGGCGCTGACCCGGGCCATTTCGACCGACAGCGGCGTCATTATGCCCGAGGGGATGAGCGTCGAACTGATGTCTGCTGCCCGTTCCGGTGCCGCTGACTATCAGGCGATGTACAACGCGATGAATGAGGCCATCCGCCGCGTGACGGTGGGTCAGATATCCAGCTCAGGTGGCGCGGCAAAAGGTATCGGTGGCAACGAGTCCCTGCAGGACAAGGTGCTGGATTCCATCGTCAAGGCCGATGCGGATGTTATCTGCGAGTCCTGGAACCGGGGGCCGGGGAAATGGTTTACCGAGTTTAACTTCCCTGATGCCGCAGTGCCGGTGGTGTCCCGCGTCTTCGAAGAGGCGGAAGACCTCAAAGACCGGTCCGAACGTGACAAAACCATCAGCGAGAGCACCGGCTATCGCCCGACGCTGGCTTACGTCAAAGAGACCTATGGTGGCGAGTGGGAGTCGAAGCCTGAGCCGGTATCCGTTCCCCGGGGCGCTGCGCCATCGTCATTTGCGGAGCATGACCCGGACCATAATGACACGTCCACACTGATGGCCGGTCGCCTAAACACCGAACTGCGCCCGGTCATGGACGGCTGGATCAATCAGATCAAAGCCCTGGTTGACTCAGCTGAGACTGCCGACGAGCTGCGTGACGGCCTGACGGCGCTGATACCTGATATGTCGCTTGATGACTATGCCCGTATTCTGGGCGAAGCCATGTCCGCTGCCGCCCTGGCAGGACGCAACGATCTGCTGGAGGAAATGAATGGCCGGTAACGTCAGCTATGGCTCGCTGCCGTTCAGCGAGCAGGTCGCCTTCTTCCGTCGCAAGTTCAGTACAAAGACCGATGCCTGGACAGATGTCTATGGCTCCGCGCATGACAATGAGTTTATGGTTGCCGGAGCCAGCCGCGATGCCCTGCTGGCAGACCTGCGTACCGCAGTCGAGAAAAGTCTTGACGGTGGTACGCTGGAAACCTTCCGCAAGGACTTTGCGGCCATCGTTGCCCGTTATGGCTGGAGTTATAACGGCGGCTTTGAGTGGCGCTCCCGCACCATTTACGAGACGAACCTGCGCAGCGCTTACATGGCCGGACGCTACCAGCAGCTGATGGACATGCGCGACACCCATCCGTACTGGGAGTATGTCCACAGCGATGCGGTGGAGCATCCCCGCCAGGAGCATCTGGGCTGGAACGGTATGGTGCTGCGGGCAGATGATCCGTGGTGGATTTACCATTTCCCGATCAATGCCTGGGGCTGTCAGTGCAGTGTGATTGCCCGCACCGAAGACGACCTGCGACGCATGGGCAAAGACGGCCCGGATACTGCGCCCCCGATTAAATTCATGGCCCGCGTGATTGGTCAGCGCAGCCCGGGTGGCCCGAGGACCGTTATTGTGCCGGAGGGGATTGACCCGGGCTTTGAGCATACCCCGGGCCGCAGCCGGTATTTCAGCGAGGTGCCCCCACCCCGGGGCAGTAACCCGGTCGGTGACGGACCATTCACGCCGGTGGCGGAATCGCCAGCCACAGCGGCACCGTTGCCAGCGCCTCGTCCGGCTCCGGTGCCTGAAGGCGATACTGATGCGGTGGACACCTTCCTGCAGCTGTTTGGCGCGACCGCTGACCGTGATGCGGCGTTCCGGGACCCGACAGGCCAGCGCATTGCCATTGGCAGCGACATGTTCACATCGCCGAACGGTCAGGGCCAGATACCGCTGACACTGGCGCAGGCACTTCAGCTAGCCGAGGCTGTCCGTCACCCCGATGAAATATGGGCGCAGATTGTCTGGTTGCCGGAAGAACAGCAGTCGCTGGTGAGGCGCTATTACCTGGCACGCCTGCAACAGGAAGGTGAAGTGGACCCGCTGTCGGTGGTGTTCGCCACCGGGCGCGATGGCTGGGCCGGGAATATTTCAACTGATGATACGCTGCTGCAGTCCCTGCGACAGGGTATCAGCCTGTGGTCGCGGGAGGACTGACGATGTCGGGTGTGACGCTGACGTTTGATGCTCAGGATGCGCTGAGCCGACTGTGGGATGCCCGGACCGAAATGATGCGCCCGGCACCGCTGCTGCGTTCAATGGGAGAGCGCCTGCTGGAGTTTCACCAGCAGCGTTTCACGGAGCAGACATCGCCGGAGGGCGTACCGTGGCAGGAGCTGTCGGCCCGGTACCGGAAACGTAAGCGGAAAAATGCGGACAAGGTTCTCACCCGCGACGGTTATCTGCGTAACACCCTGCGCTGGCAGGTGAATGCTGATGAACTGCTGTTCGGTACGAACCGGGTCTATGGTGCCATTCACCAGTTTGGTGGGACCATCGAAATCGCCGCCCGCAGTCAGCAGGCGTATTACCGGCAGAAGAAAAACGGCAAGGTTGCCAGTCAGTTCGTCCGTAAGTCGAAATCAAACTACTCACAGTGGCACACCATTCCGGCCTACAAAATCACGATCCCCGCCAGAAAGTGGCTGGGTGTGTCAAAAGCGGAAGGGGAAACCCTTATCGATATGGCAAAAAACTACCTGCAGGGGGCGTTTAACTGATGTCGCCGTCAGACGCCCTGTAACGCGTTCTGGTGGTCGCCTGGCTACGATGACGCAATCCACGCTGGCGACCCGTATTATAATACGTTTTAATACGGTTCCCGGCCCTTTTCCTCCCCCGCGCTGGCCCTCAGTTTTACCTTCCGTCCCGTTTTTATCTGTCCGTGGGCAGATTACCCCCTGAGCACGTTTCGTCATGATGTCGCCATAACCCCTGACAATCAGAATGACGACAGCCATGACGACGAGCACAGCTAAAGCAACACTTGCGGTTTTTGCCCCCGGCACCCACACCGCGATGGATGGCCGGACCATCACGTTCACCCCTGAAGACTGCATTGATCTGGCCAACAGCTACGACCCTTCAGTATCGGAAGCGCCGTTTGTCATCGGGCACCCGAGCCTGACTGCTCCGGCGTATGGCTGGGCGGAACGCCTCGAATACCGTGACGGCATCGTCTATGCCGCGCCGCGTCAGGTGAATCCGGCCTTCGCGGAAGCCTTCAACGCGGGAAGCTACAAAAAACGCTCCCTCTCTATTTATCAGCCTGACAGCCCCGGCAACCCGAAACCCGGTCATTTCTATGCCCGCCACGTGGGTTTTCTGGGGGCCGTCCCTCCTGGCGTCAAAGGGCTCCCTGATGCGCAGTTCGCAGAGGCCACCGGCGATAACGGCCCGCTGGAATTTGCCCTGCCGTGGGAAGCCGACAACCTGGCCAGCCTGTTTCAGTCGATTCGCGACTGGGTGATTCAGGAGACAACCATCGAGCAGGCCGATTCCATCATTCCTCAGTGGCGTATCCAGTCGATTCTGGACTCGGCCACCGATGAACGTAAGTCAATCTCACCACTGGCATATGCCGAGGAGACCAATGTGGACCCGAACAAAACGCCCACCGTTACGGCGGAGGAGCTCGCCCGGCGCGAAACAGCGCTGGCAGAGCGTGAAGATAAACTGCGCCAGGATGAAGAAGCCGCAAAACTGCGCGATGCGAAGGTGCGCCGCGATGCGGTTGTCAGCTATGCAGACGGGCTGGTTACAGCCGGATCTATCCTTCCACGGCAGAAGAACACGGTGGTAGAGGTACTGCTCAGTCTTGATACCACGCCGCTGTCTTTTGCCGATGGTGATGCCACGGTGAACAAAACGCCGGAAGAGTTGCTGCGCGATGTGCTGAGCCAGAAGCCCAAAGTGATGGACTTCAGCGAAAAAACCCCGCCTGCAGATAAAGATGCGCTTGATTTCGCCGATGCCTCCGCGCTGGCCACTGCCGCACAGAACTATCAGGCAGAGCAGGCTAAACAGGGTCGCACCATCTCCATGACGGATGCCGTTAACCACGTGAAGAAAGGAGCCCAGCAATGAACATTCCGGGTCTGATCACCTGCCATAAGGCAGAAGTGGCACTGGCTGCGCGTCGTATGGTCACGCATGGCACGGTGCCGGACGAAATCACTCTGGCCGTCGATGGCAGCAAGCTGATTATCGGTGTCACCACCCTCGTTGCTGCCAGCGTCGGGGAACCCGCCGATGTGGTTCGCAGCCAGCTGACCCCGGTTATCTATGGTGGTGATGTTGTCGCCGGTGACCCGCTGACGGCGGATGCCGACGGGCGTGCTGTTCCGGCCACCGCAGGCCAGTTCTATCTCGGCTTTGCGGAGTATGACGGCGCCGAAGACGATCTCGGTTCTGTCTGGATTGCACCAGGCAAACTTCCCGCCGCCAGTGGCGGTTGACAGCTAAACCGGCAGCAGCATCAGGAGAACACTATGTCGCGTATTGTACTGACCCTCGACCAGATACGGAGTCTTGCCTCCTTTGCTGAGGGAGAAGGTCAACCCGCTTACATCATCACCGACAGTACCATCCCGGCTTTTGAAGCTGACGATGGTTCGGTGGTTCCCGAATATACCGGCCTGATTGTTTATTCGGAGTCAGAGCAAAGCGGCGTACTGCAGTTAGCTGACCAGTAACCGGTCATTAAACGTTTATGGCCGGTTTATCCGGCCCTTTTCAGGAGTTCAAGAGTATGTCCAAAGCACCGTTTCCGATTGACCCCCACCTGACGGCGATTGCCATCGGGTACCGTAACCTCTCCCTGATTGCCGACAGCGTGTTACCGCGCGTGCCGGTGGGGAAAGCCGAGTTTAAATGGTGGAAGTTCGATCTCGGTCAGGGCTTCACCGTACCGACCACCACCGTCGGACGGACGTCACAACCCAATCAGATTGAGTTTGATGCAGAGGATGAGACCTCCTCGACCAACGATTACGCCCTTGATGCACCGGTTCCGCAGTCCGATATTGACAATGCTCCGGCCAATTACGATCCGCTGGGCCGTGCGACTGAGCGCGTGTCCGATATCATCATGCTCGACCGCGAAGTTCGCACCAGTAAAGAGGTGTTTAACGCGGCCAATTACCCTGTGGGTAATAAAGAAAACCTGGCTGCTGCTGACCAGTGGGACAACGACGCGAGCAAACCGATTAAGAAAATTGTCACTGCGCTCGACAAGATGATCATGCGCCCGAACGTGGCAGTACTGGGCCGCTCTACGGCGACAGCCCTGCGTCAGAACCCGTCGGTCGTGAAAGCCTATAACGGCACACTGGGTGAAGATGGCCTGGTACCGCTGGACTTCCTTCGCGGCCTGCTGGAACTCGACGAAATCGTCGTCGGTTCGGCATTCGTTAATATCGCCCGACCGGGCGAGAAGCCGGTACTGGTGCGAGCGTGGGCCAACCATGCCGCCTTCATCTACCGTAATTTGCTGGCCGATACCCAGGGTGGCGTGACTTTCGGCTTTACCGCGCAGTTTGGCTCCCGTGTCTCCGGCTCCATTCCTGATCCGGACATGGGGATGCGCGGTGGCCAGCGCGTCCGTGTCGGTGAGTCCGTGCGCGAGCTGATTGTGGCTCAGGACTGTGGCTACTTCTTCCAGAATGCCGTATCGGCATAAGCGGAGGCGAGTGATGGCCGTGACCTGGTATATCTCCCTTGCTGAACTGGCTGACCGCCCGGGTGCGGTCGAACTGTCTCAGGTGACTCAGCTTCCGGGCAAGCCTCCGGCCCGACCGGAGCTGCTGGATGCAGTGTTGCGTGGGGAAGAGACCACGTCATGGCCTCCTGCTGAAGTGGCGGTGGCCCTTGAGGTGGTGGAGCGCATTGGCGGTGCGGTGGAAGAAGCCCAGAACCTGATTGACGGTTATCTCCGCCAGCGCGGTTACACCCTGCCGTTGGTGAAGGTCCATCCGATCCTGAGCAGCTGGGGCCGCTCCGTTGTGCGCTACAAGCTGCATCAGCATCGTATTTCTGATGAACGGACAGACCCGATTGTCCGTGATTACCGCGATGCGATGAAGTTGATGGAGCAGATGGCTAACGGCAAATTCAGCCTCGGCGCGACCGATACGCAGAAACCGGCTGGCGGTCCGCCGATGGTGGATGGTCCCGGTCGCACGTTCAGCATGGACTCACTGAGGGACTTTGGAAAATGAGCAGCGAACCGTTTTCCATCAGCCTGATCGTCGAGCGCCTGCAGCCACTGACGCCGGAGCCGCTGAGATTTCTCGGCACCATCGTCGAATACAGCCAGGTGACGGAACTGTCAGGATTTGCGGTCCCCGGCGCGTATGTGCTGATGGGGCCTGAACGCGGTGTCCCGGGGAACGGAAGCCGGGCACAGGTTGCCGAGGCGGTCTTCGGTGTGGCCGTTGCCGTGCGCAACTATGGTCAGGGTGCCGACGGTCTGACCCATGAAATCAGTCCGCTGATAGGCCAGATACGTGACCAGCTGATTGGCTGGATACCCGGCAAGCTCGCGACCACCGGTATCCAGTGGCTCAAGGGCGACATTCTGGACTATGACGGCGGCACCCTGCTCTGGATGGATACCTTTCAGGTCAATCATGTTATCGGAGGCAGACGATGCCCGACGTAAAAATCCTGCAGCCGCATACCCACCAGGGTAAGCGTTTTGCAGCCGGTGAAACCATCACCGTGACCGAAGCCGAAGAAGTCTGGCTCCGGGACCATCAACTTATCGGGGTTGCCACTCCGGTCGTCAGCGACACTCAGGGCAACCGTGGCAAAAGCAAACAACAGGAGCCGGAAGACAATGGCACAGCTTGAAACCTACTACTACGGCCAGGGGAAAGTGTTTCTGGCCCGTCGTCTGGCTAACGGGAAGCCCGGTGCATTCCGCTGGGTTGGCGATGTATCGGCCTTATCGCTGGCGCTGACGGTTGAGCGTCTTAACCACAAAGAGAGTTATTCCGGACGCCGGGGCACGGTGCGCAGCTTTGTCACCAACCAGGACGGTACGCTGACGTCAACCTGGCACGATCTGGCCCCGGAGAATCTGGCCGTGGTGCTGTACGGTGAGCAGGTTGTGATCCCCGCAGGCACCATCACCGGCGAACTTCTTCCGGCAGGTATTGTGGCGGGTGAACGCTACATTCTGGACCATCAGCGCGTCAGTGACGTGGTTATCGGTACCCTGGTGGAAGGGACCGACTACGAAGTGGATTACACCTACGGGGCGATCACCTTCCTGACCGCTCAGGCAACGGCACCGTCCGTGAATTATGAGTATGCAGGTTCGGTCAACACCACGCTGTTCACGCAGCAGCCGGAAGATTTTTACCTGCGTTTCGAGGGGATCAACCTTGCCGAAGGCGGTGCGGCGAAGATTCTGGAGCTTTACAAAATCTCCTTCTCCCCGGCCTCAGCGCTGGCGCTGATTCAGGGTGACACTTCGCTTGCCGGGCTGGAGACCACCTCCACCGTACTGTACGACAATGCCCGCCCGGACGACCCGACCATCGGTCGCTTTGGCCGCGTCATTGATGTTGCGGAGCCTGTCGCATGAGCAAGCAGAAACCCGCCGATACCGAAGACGAGCTGAGCGTGCTGCTCTCGACCCGCAATATCACCATTGCGGGCCGGGGGCTGGTTATCCGCGAATACACCCTGGTGGATATGCTGCAGCTGGGCGACAAACTGGATGCGCTCACCCACAGTCTGGCGGAGGTCATGCAGACACCGTGGCCCCTGATTGAAGAGATTGAAGCCGTGCTGCGAAAGCACGCCGGTGATATCCCTGAACTCATCGCCTGCTCTGTGGATCAGCCCGTTCAGTGGGTGGCGCTGCTGCCCGCCGGTGAGGGCCAGAGCCTGATTGACTGGTGGTGGACCCAGAACCGCCGTTTTTTTATGAACGCTGTCGTCCGGCTGGAAACCATCAGGGCAACACGGGCGAAATTGTCGGCTTCGGCAGCATCTTCGCAACCCTCATCCGGGCCGGACACGACCCGGGCAGGCTCGGAACCTACACCCTCCGCCAGCTGACGCTGTATTACAGCGAAGCGCTACGGCAACACCGGCAGGCGTGCATTGACCGCGTATTTGATGTCAATGCCGCATTTGCCGGTGGCAATACCGCCACTCAGCGGGTGAATGCCCTGAAATCCTGATCGGGGCTTTTTCTTCCTTTATATACAGGTGCGTCATGGCCGATAACTCCACCCTCAATTTAATGCTGAAAATCCGCGCCGACCTCGCGGATGCCAGCCGTGCCCTGCAGGGGCTGGCCGGAGATGTGGAAGACGTTGGCTCTGCAGCAACAACCAGCTCACAGAAACTCAGTACCACCGCCCGGGCGCAGGATAGCGTCGCCGAATCAGCCCGTAGCCAGGCACAGGCAGAACAGAATGCTGCCTCTGCGACCTCTCAGACGGGGGATGCGATTCAGCAGGTTGCGACCGAATATGCCGGATATCAGGCAGCGCTGGCCCGTACCCGGGCAGAGATGGGTTCGCTACAGAACGGCATGGACGGTACCACAGCAGATATCGATGCCCAGCGGACCGCACTGACCGCTCTGGTCAACCGTATCGATCCGGTTATCGCTGCCTATGGCCGACTGGATGATATGGAAGAGCAACTGAACGCGTTTCGTGGCGCAGGCCTGGTTGGTGATGACGATTTTGAGCAGTACTCAACCCGTCTGAATGAGATGCGAGTGCAGGTCGAGAAAGCCGCTCATGCCTCGACCGAAGCCGGACGTCAGGAGGCTGCTGCTGCACGGGAAGCCGCTCAGGCAGAGGCCCAGCAGGCGGCGAATAAGGAACAGTTTATCAACCGGCTGCGCGAGCAGGCCGAGACGATGAATTTCAGTACCCGCGAACTACTGGAATACAAGGCCGCGCAGCTGGGTATCTCTGACGAAGCAGCGCCGCTCATCCAGAAGTTATCGGAACAAAGCAGTGCAATGAAGTACGGCTCCATCAGTGCGGGTCAGTACGCTCAGGCAATGAAGTATCTGCCCATGCAGATGACGGACGTCGTCACCTCCCTGGCATCCGGTATGCCGCTCTGGATGGTCGCTATCCAGCAGGGTGGGCAAATTGCCGACTCTTTCGGCGGGCTGGGTAATATCTTTGAAATCATCGCCAGCAAGTTTCGCGATGTGTCCACGTCTTCCGAGGATGCCGGAGACTCCCTTGCTGATACGGCGGGTGATGCGGCGGAAGGTGCGGAACAGTTCCGGTCATTATTCAGTGGTGTGACACTCGCCCGCGTAGGGCTCGTTGGTGTGGCAGCGGTTATCGCGGCAGTCGGGTATGCCGCCTACAGTGCGTCCGGCGATCAGGATAAATTTAACGAATCCATCGCGAAAAGCGGCAACTTTGCTGGTACGACAGCCGGTCAGCTTGAAGATATGGCCGTCAGTATCGGAGGGATGAAAAGCAATTACGGCGATGTTCGCGACATTCTGAACGGGCTGGTCAGCAGCGGTAAGTTTACCGGTGAAACGCTGAGCTCGGTGGCACAGGCGGCCAGTATGATGGCCGAACTGAGTGGGCAGTCAGCCGATGAAGTCGTCTCTCAGTTCCTTAAAATGGCTGACAGCGCAACGTCGTGGGCAGCCAACACTAATCAGCAATATCATTTCCTTGATCTGGAAACCTATCAACGCATCCAAAATCTCGAAGATCAGGGTAAAAAAGAAGAAGCGATAGAGCTTGCTTCTAAGGCTTTCAAAGATGCCACGCAGGAGCGCTTACAGGATATTGAACAGCATCTGAACCTGGTTGCCCGTGGATGGGGAAATGTAAAGGATGCGGCTATTGATGCCTGGCAGTCTATAAGAAGTAAAGCCAGCGGTGCCCTGGGACTTGATGCACCGGATGAAGCACGTAAAAAAGATATCCAGGATCTTGAGGCGCGTATCGCTGCAGCTGGTAGTGAGTCCTATGTTGCTATGCAGTCTCGCGATTACCAAGAGTCGGTAAAACAATTAAAAAATCGATTGGCCTTATTGAAAGATGAACAGGCTTCTGAGGAAAAATCAGCTGAAGCTAAAGCCAAAAAGCAAAGAATTGAAAGTGAAGCTATAGCGGCATCCGAAAAGCTGAAAAGGGTCTGGGATAACAATCGTTCTGATATTGAGAAAGAACAGTCCGCAGTCGAAGACCTTAGGAAAAATTATCAGGCATTGTGGCAAAGCGATGCCGGGCGAGAAACCCTCCAGTCCCGGGGCGTCACCTCCACTGACGGTAAAAACTTCTCCGGTGGTTCTTGGGATACCGATGTCAAGGCCCTGGATAAATCCGCTCAGGGTGCCGAGCAGTACAACAAACAGCTGCAGCAGACGCTGAACCAGAAAAAAGCCATCACTGAACTGGATCGCGTCGAGGCCGATATTCGCAACGGTGCCCTTTCTGATGCCAGTAAAGCCGAGCAGGATAAAGCCCGGGCAACGGCAAAACAGATTGATGCTGCTGAAGCGGCCCGCAAAGCCTCACAGGAAGGTGCCCGGGCGACAAAGCAGGAGGCTGAAGAAAACCAGCGTTTTGTCGAACAGCTCCAGAAACAGGCCGATAAGCGTGTTGAAGGTGCTGCGGCCACACGTGCTCAGGAGATTGCCACCCGTAATCTGACCGCCGAACAGCGCCGTCAGGCCGAAGCGGCGAACGCCGCCATCACGGCTCAGGAGTTCAAGAGCCAGAACCTGCAGCTGCAGCTGGAGTATCTGCGCGATACCGGCGACACCGCTGGCGCATCGATGCTCGAGCTGAACAACCGCGTATCCGATCTGCGCCGCGAGTTTGAAGCCAGCGGCAACACAGAGGGGCTGAACTGGCTCGATAAGCTGCTGCCGGTCGCTGAAACCAAAATCCGCGTCGATGACCTCAAAAAGCAGCTGGACGACCTGTTCACGTACCAGTCCCAGCAGGAAACCAGCATTCAGGCGCAGGTTCAGGGTGGCCTGCTTAATGAGATTCAGGGACGGCAGCGCCTCGTTCAGCTTCACCAGGAAGTTGGCGACAAAATCAAGGGCTACCTCCCGCAGCTGAAAGAGATGGCCACCGCCCCCGGTGAAGCCGGTGACAAAATCCGGGAGATGATCCGCCAGCTCGAGGAAGAACTCGGCAAGCTGAATCAGGCGGGGAATGAGCTGACTCAGGCATTCCGCGACGGTCTGCAGAGCGGTATCGAAAGTTCTCTGATGGGGCTGGCCAAAGGCACGATGAACCTGCGTGATGCGGTGAAAAACCTTGCCCTCACCATCATTAACAGCATGGCGCAGCTGGCGGCACAGCAGCTGGCGCAGATGGCCACTTCCAGCCTTATCGGGAGCAGCGGCGGCATCGGCGGTCTTCTTGGCAGTGTGTTTGCGGCTGATGGCGGTCAGGTTCGCGGTCCGGGCAGCACCACCTCGGATTCCATCCCGGCGATGCTCTCCGACCAGGAGTTTGTGACCCGGGCCGCGGTGGTTCAGCAGCCCGGTGCGCTGGACTTCCTGCACGCGTTCAACCGCCACGGTATGGCTGCGGTCGAGGGCTGGTTGCCCCGCGTTCGTCATGCCACCGGTGGACTGGCGGGCATCCCCGCACAGAATATGCCGGTCCCGGCCTCAGTGCCTGAAACCGCGATGGCCACACCCGCCGCTGCGTCGCAGCAGCCCATCAGCCTGCAGCAGCAACTGGTGCTGGACCCGTCCGAGGTTTATACCGCCGGAGCGCAAACGCTGGCTGGCCAGCGCCAGTTCACCACGTCGCTCAAAGCGCAGGTACCGACCCTGAAACAATGGCTGGGGCTGAATAAATGACGACGTTATTCCCCTGGCTGGCAGACCCCGACTGGTCCCGTGGTGTGACTGAGACACTGGAGTGGAAGACCGATGTGCTGCAGTCGCCCACCGGCGCTGAGCAGCGGATTTCCCGTCGACTTTCGCCGCGCCGGACGTTCGAGTTCACGGCGATGCTGTATGACACCGCCCGCCAGCGCTTCGAACATATGCTCTGGCAGGGCTGCGCGGGTACCTGGGCCATGCCGGTGTATCCGGATGTTTTTGCGCTACCAGCAGCGGTATCCAGTGGCGCAACCGCGCTCTCGATTCCGACCGCCGGGCGTGACTTTTCTGTTGGCGGAACGGTGTTGCTGAAAACCGATGAGTCTCCTGATGCAACCAGCCGGATGGCGACCGTTGCCGCAATGACCGGTGATGTCCTGCAGCTGGTCTCCCCGCTGACCGACAGCTGGCCTGCAGGCTCGCTGGTGTATCCGGTACGTCCGGCGGTGCTGACAGAGCCGCCGTCGCTCTCCCGTCTCACTGATACCGCGACGACCGCGCAGATGCGGTTCCGCATCGCAGAGCACAATGCCTTCAGCGATGTGCCGGTGCTCACACAGTACCGCGGCCACCCGGTACTCGAAACCGAAACCGACTGGTCAGAATCGGTCAGCGCCAGCTATCAGCCGCTCATTCGTGAGCTGGACAACAGCAGCGGCATTCCGTACCGACTGGATACTGCCGGTCGCCCGTTCTGGCGGCAGACGCACAGCTGGTTCACCGTCAACCGTCCGGCCCAGACCTCCCTGCGCCAGCTTCTGTGGTACCTCCGGGGGCGTCAGCGCCCGATTTGGGTCCCCTCGCAGATGCCGGACTTTTCCCCGACATCCGCCATCAGCGGCCATTCCGTTGATGTGATTGAGGCAGGCTTTACTGAGCTGGGTATTCGCCCGGGTCGCCGCGATATCTGCATTCTGCTGGCAGATGGCACCCGCTATTACCGCCGCATCATCGCTGTAAGTCTGGTCAGCGGTGTGGAGCGTCTTGTGCTCGATGGCGATGCCATTTCTGCAGAACAGCACCAGATCGTGTCCATCTCCCTGATGACCCTGGCCCGCCAGGACGCCGACAGCGTGTCCTGGGAGCATGTGACTGATGCCGACGGCGTGGCCCGGGTCGCCACCACCTTTACCGGAGTACGTGATGAGCTGGAGTGAGTTTGAATATTCCGTGGCCGATGGACAGCCGCTGACGCTGTATGAGTTCCGGCTGGGCGACAGCCTGTTCTGGCGTTACAGCAACGCCGACAAAGATATCGACTTTGCCGGTCAGGTCTGGGAGGCACAGGCCATCAGCAACAGCGGCCTCAGTTCCGGCAGCGGTGACGGAATGGATATCACTGTTCCGGCCAGTAATGCGGTGGCACTGCTGTTTCGTGCCACGCCACCCTCGCGCACCGTCAGGGTGCGGGTGATGCGCTGGCACGCGACGGATACCTCCGGCGAGTTTCGCGTGGTCTGGATCGGTGAAATCAGCAGCGTCAAACGCGAGCAGATTGAGTCCTGCAAGCTGATCACCATCAGTCTGGCCAGCACGTTCTCACGGGTCGGACTCCGTCTGACATGGGGACGTCAGTGCCCGTATGCGCTTTACGATCATAACTGCCGTGTTGACCCGCTCCAGTTTGCAGTGAGCGGCGTGGTAGTCACCGCCCTCGACGGCTCCTCCGTTACCGCGAATTTGCCCGGTGGCCTTGCCAGTGACTGGTTCTCCGGCGGCTTCATTGAGTTTGACCGTAACGGCTATACCGAGCGGCGCGGCCTGCGGTCACAGGACGGTAACACGCTGCATCTGTTTGGCGGTACAACAGGCCTGCAGGTCGGTCAGTCCGTCACGCTGTATCCGGGCTGCGACCGCACGATTGCCACCTGCGACAGCAAATTCTCCAACCATCTGAACTACGGTGGCCAGCCGCATATGCCGGGTAAGTCGCCGTATACCATTATCAAACTGTTTTAAGAGGGATACGCCATGTGGTGGGCTGTAGCTAAATTCGTGGCGGTTCTGATTGCATCATATGTGATCAATACCGCATTAGCGCCAAAGCAAAAAAACTCCACGCCGGAAGCGGCTACTGAAGACGACTGGAACATGCCCATGCCCGATGAGGGCACACCGCAGTGCGTCTTCTTTGGTGACTGCTGGACGGCTGACTGGTTCGTTCTGGGCTACGGCAATTACCGCTATGACGCCATCAAAAAATAAGGGGGCATCATGCTGATCACAATGGAACATATTCGCGCCGGTGGCGGCTGTGCATGGGGGCTACGGACCTTTTTTGCCCGCCACCATCTTGACCTGCAGGCATTTCTGCGTGATGGCGGCATTGATTCGCAGACACTGCTGGCGACCGGCGATGCACTGGCCATCCGGGTTGTCGAACTCGCGCAGCTGCAGGCGCAAAAGGAGGAAAAATAGATGGGCGGTGGTGGCAAGGGTTCAAAAAAAGTCACGGTCGGCTACCGGTACTCCTGGGATGTGCAGGCGGGACTGGGGCGCGGTCCGGTCAATGAGATTGTGTCGATTATGGCCGATAAAAAGACGGTCTTTGCCGGTACTCCGGGGCAGATATCATCCAGCACCTCAGTGTACATCGACAAACCCGGTCTGTTCGGCGGTGATGATACCGGCGGTGAAGGCGGCATACAGGGTCAGCTCGATATCATGATGGGCGAACCGGATCAGGTTCCACCGGCCTCGCTCCTGAAGTTGCTGACGGGACTCGTGCCGGGATTTCGTGGCGTGGTGACCACTTTCTTCAGCGGTCTGGTCAGTTGTTACAGCGCCAGCCCCAAGCCGTGGTTATACCGCGTTCGCCGCACGACTAAAGGCTGGGACGGTGATGTCTGGTACCCGGAGAAAGCGACTATCCTGCTGGAGAACAGCGAGACCCAGATTGATGATGAAGCGGATCTTCTCCCTGAACAAGTCGCCAACCTCCGGGCCATTCATGCCATGAACCCGGCTCACATTCTGGTGGAATGTGCCACCAATCGCGACTGGGGGCGTCAGCTGACGCTCGCCGATGACCTGAACCTCGACAGCTATCGTGTCGCCGCCGACACGCTGTTTGAGGAAGGTTTTGGCCTGTGCTTCCGCTATAACCGTCAGGATGGCCTGGACACCTTTGTTCAGCAGATCCTCGACCACGTAGGCGCGGTGCAGTATGCCGACCTTGAAACCGGCAAACTGACCCTGAAACTGCTGCGCGGGGATTACAATGTTGATGATCTGCCGGTTTTCACCTACGACAACGGCATTATCGCCGTTCAGGATGACGACAGCGCCAGTACCACATCGAATCCGAATGAGGTTGTCGTGACCTGGAATGACCCCGTCACGAATTCCGATGGTGAGGTCCGGGCGCAGAACCTCGGGGCGATACAGAATACCGGACTCAACAGCAGTTCTGTGGAGTACAAAGCGATCCCCACGCACTCTCTCGCCGAACGCGTTGCCCAGCGCGACCTCGAAACCGCGCAGTCTGAGTTGACCCGTCTGGTCATCCAGTTCGACCGGCGCGGCGGCATTTTGCGTCCGGGGGATGTTTTCCGCGTCCGGTTGCCCGACCGCAATATCGACAATATGGTGCTCCGGGTGGGCAAAATTGAGGAAGGTGATACCGGCGTCCTGACGCTGACCGTCGTCCAGGACGTTTTCGGACTGCCATCCACGTCGTACAGCTCTGGCCAGCAGGGCAGCAACTGGACTCCCCCGGATAAAACCGCCAGACCTGTCAGCGTTCAGCGCCTCATCGAGCTTCCCTACGCTGTGCTGGCCGCCACGCTCAGCGAGGCAGAGCTGAGCTACCTTAAGCCCGAATCCGGTTATCCGGGGATTATGGCCGTGGCCCCAACGACACTCAGCATCAACTATCAGATCCAGACCCGCGCTGCAGGTGGAGATTTTGCTGATCGGGGAACGGGGGACTGGACGCCATCAGGGCTGCTGGTAGCGGCGGTCGGCCCGCTTGATACGGTTCTCCATGTGAATATGACCCGCTTCCCGTCTGTCGGCGATGGGCTGCTACTCAATGATGAAGTCATCCGGGTCGATGCCGTTGACGAGTCTGCCGGGACACTGAATGTCGGCAGGGGCTGCTTCGATACACTGCCAGCGGGACATGATGAATCGGACGTTATCTGGTTGTGGCGTGATGCACTGGAGTCTGACGGTATTGAATATCTGGCAGGGGAAACCGTGGAGGTGCGCCTGCTGACCCGCACCAGCACAGAGACGCTGGCGGCGTCTGCTGCGCCGGTGAGTTCGCTGGTGATAGCCCAGCGGCAGAGCCGCCCCTATCTGCCGGGGAATATCCGTGTCAATGGTTCGCCGTACCCGTCACAGGTCATTGCTGCCACCGACTACACCCTGACATTTGCTCACCGGGACCGCCTGTTGCAGGCCGACCGCCTGATTGACTGCACGGAAGGCAGCATCGGGCCAGAGCCCGGCGTGGAATATGTGGCGACGCTGATCAACCCGGATACCGCTGAAGAGGTCTGGTCGATCACCTCCGGTGATGCCAGCATTCCGCTCCCATACGTCACCGGAGGAAGTGACGCGGCAGAACATGCCCTGACACTGCAGAGCATCCGCGACGGGATCACCTCGTTGTACACCTTCCGGACCCTGTTGCCTGCGGGCCAGTACAAAGCCTTCCCGCTCACCGTCACGCTGTCGCTGACCATTCTTGATGGCGGCGACTGGGCCGGAATCACACCTGAAGATACGGATACCGGTGCAGTCCCTGAGCTGTACGCCATTTCTGAGGCTGCCGGAATGACCGACTGGTATCCGCCTGACCTGCTGGCCAGTGGGCTTTCCATCCCTGCGGACGATATCGACTATCCCGCCGGGACATGGCCAGCGTCGCCGTGGTCGTTTGGCCCTCACCAGATTTTGTCCATTGTGCAGTGGACTGAGAGCGGTGAGCCGTGGACCGTTCTCACCCTGTCCGGTGATGCGTCTCTT